CACGACACGTAATACCTGATTTTATGCTTGACATTTTGAGAAAATGTCTCCCATGGGATTACTCCAAACTCTAGGGCTCAAGAGCTCCGACAAGCCTCAAGTAGAGGCTCAGTACGCACCTGCCGTAATGGATACTACGTACGGTTATGGATCTTTTAATACCGGTAATTTTGGATATAACGGCGTAGGTATTGATCGTAATTTTGCTTTACAAGTAGCAAGCGTAGCTCGTTGCCGTAACTTAATTGCCGGCGTAATTGCATCTATTGATTTATCACTATACAAAAAATCAACAGGAGAAAAGTTAGGCTCGCCCGTTTGGTTAGAGCAGCCTGATATTCGCCAACCTCGTAGCCTTACTATCTCGGCTACCGTGGACTCGCTTATGTTTTACGCCGTTGCATATTGGCGCGTTACATCTTTGTACGCCGATGATGGCAGACCATCCGGCTTTGAGTGGGTAGCTAATAACCGAGTTACATATACGACTAATCAATACGGTACAGAAATTCAAGATTATTTTGTAGACGGTAATAAGGTACCTATGGGCGGTATTGGATCTCTTGTAACTTTCCAATCGTTGCTACCTGGTGTATTACAAAGTGCATCTACAACTATTAAAGCTGCATACGATATACAACGCGCGAGCGCGGTAAGTGCAGCTACACCTATGCCTACAGGTATCTTAAAAAATAACGGCGCTGATCTACCTGAGTCGCAGATCCAAGGATTATTAGCAGCTTTTAAGAGCGCTCGCCAAAATCGTAGTACGGCATATTTAACGAGCACTCTCGAGTATGTACCTACATCTTTTTCACCTAAGGACATGACCTACAACGAAAGCTCACAATATTTATCTACAGAGATCGCGCGCGCGATGAACGTACCGGCGTACATGATCTCGAGTGATATGAATAATTCGATGACGTACCAAAATATTTTAGATGGTCGTAAAGAGTTTGTTGCTTACTCGTTGCAGCCTTACATTTCAGCTATTGAGGATCGTTTATCTATGAACGATATTACAAACGCATCTAATCAAGTCCGTTTTGCCGTAGATGATACTTTCTTACGAGTAGATGCTAAAGATCGTTTAGACATCATCGAGAAAATGTTAAATCTAGATCTAATCGATGTAAACCAAGCTCGCTCAATGGAGCAACTAACACCGCTAGGAGATACAAGTGCTACTAACGTTTAGCCAAGAAATACAGGCAGCCGATACAGAGCGCCGGATGATATCCGGACTCGTAGCACCATATGGCGAGGTAGGTTTTACAAGTGCAGGGCCCGTAATGTTTGAGCGCGGGTCTATTGCTATCCCGGATGCAACACAAATTAAATTACTATCTCAGCATCAACAGGATAAGCCGGTAGGTCGCGCAATTAGTTTTAGTGACTCAACAGAGGGCGTATACGGATCGTTTAAGTTATCGAGTAGCACTCGGGGACAAGATGCACTCGTATTAGCTCAGGAAAACCTAGTAAGTGGCTTATCCGTTGGGGTCGATGTAACGGCCTCAAAGCCCATGGGTGACTACCTGCTCGTCACGGCGGCCGTCCTCAAAGAGGTATCGCTTGTCGAAAGCGCCGCCTTTAGTAGCGCCGGCGTTGAGGAGATTATGGCGGCGCGAGCTGCTATTGAAGCTGCAACTAGCACAAAAGAAAAAACTACAACTATTTCTACGACTATCGTAGAGATCGAAACCGAAACAGAAACCGAAAGCGAGGAAGCTGTGACTACAGCCCCAGAAAATACACCGGAGGAAACTCCGGTAGATACACCGGCCGAGGCTGAAAAAGTCGAAGCCGCTCGTAAGATCATCCGTCCCTCAGTACTAGACTCTCAGCGAGTACGTACACCTATTACATCGATGGGCGCTTATACAGAGCACAAGATTAAGGCAGCTCTCGGTAACGAGGACTCAAAGCTATACGTAACCGCCGCCGATGATAGTTTTGCTACAAATCCTGCCTTTTCACCGACTCAATACCTATCTGAGTTTCCAACTAATACACGTTTTGGTACCCCGGCTATTGATGCTTGCAGCCGCGGAGTTTTGCCTACAAATGGCATGACCATAAATGTCCCATCACTCGTTACCTCAGCCGGTGGCGGTACAGGCGTAGCACCTGTAGTAACCGTTGAGGCAGAAGCCGGAGCGGTACAGAATACCGGGATGGAGACTGCATATTTAACTGGGACTGTATCCAAGTACGCCGGCATGAATACGATCAGCGTAGAATTGTTAGAGCGCTCAGATCCTAATTTCTATGCTGAGCTAACAAATCAGCTACAAAATGCGTATCTAAAGACTCTTGATACAACAGTACTAGCGGCTCTTATTGCCGCTGGTCAGTACAGCTCAGGATGCGATGCAGACTCAGCCGGTATCATCGAGTTTGCCTCAGACTCAGCTCGTAAGGTTTACGAAGCTACAGGCTATTTTGCTAATAACTACATCGCTAACGGATCACAATGGCAGCTGCTAATGGGCGCTACAGATACCACCGGGCGACCAATCTACTCAGCATCTCAGCCAATGAACGCAGGCGGTCTCGTGCAGCCGGGATCTATTCGAGGCAACGTACTAGGGCTTGATCTATACGTAGACAAGAACTTTACGGCTACTACAACTATCGATGACTCTGCAGTAATTCTTGCACCTGAGGCCTTTACTGTTTATCAGTCACCTACCGCATATATGTCTGTAAACGTAGTATCAAACCTACAAGTACAGGTAGCTATTTACGGTTACATGGCAACTATCGCAAAAATGCCTAAGGGTATTGTCAAGTTTAACCTCAACTAAGTAAACAACTAATAGTCGGTACCCCTCTTAGCCCTTTGAGGGGTACCGGCCCTAGTAAGTAAGGAGAATAAGATGCCTGCAACGTACGTAACCGAAGCCGAGCTACGCGCTAACCTCGGCATCGAAAACCTTTACTCGTCCGATATTGTTGAGACGTGCTGCCAAACGGCTCAAGATTTACTTAACCAATTTTTATGGTTTGACTCAGCTCCGGTAGTAGGTACCGCGTTACAAAATAATGTCGCTACCGTAATGATCGCTAACCCGGCAATATTTAGCACCGGAGACTCCGTAACCTTGAGTGGGTGCGGCTCAACTTATAACGGCACTTATACAATTACCGGCACGATCCCATGGACCGCTGGCACTACTACGCAATTTCCATCTATTGCATTTAATAATATGGCTTTTAATTGGCCTAATGGTTATAGCTTTATACAATTTGCTAAAACCGCAGCGGACCGTAATTTTACTCGGGTCCTACCTTATGGCTCAGCCGTAGGAGCAGACACAAAAACAAACACCTACGCAACTACGCCGGCCATACGTGAAGCCGCGATGGTTTTAGCCGTAGACATTTTCCAAGCTCGGCAGGTCAGCCAAACCGGAGGCGTATCTATCGATGGTTTTAGCCCTAGCCCTTACCGTATGGGTAACTCAATGATCGGAAAAATTCGCGGACTTATCGCCGGATATACGAACCCTAACGCGATGATCGGATAGCTCGATGACCGTACCTATTACAACTTTACGCGCCTCACTAGCTGCGGCCCTTGCTAATGCGAACGTATGGAATACCTACAGTTTTCCACCATCAACAATTACGGCTAATAGCGTTATCGTCGCACCGGCAGATAATTACATTACGCCAAGTAATAACACATACGCGACTATTTCGCCGCTTGCTAATTTTAAGATTATTATGACTGTACCTATGTTCGATAATAAAGGTAACTTACAAGGTATCGAGGAGTTAGCCGTAGCGGTATTTAATAAACTAGCCGCCTCATCTATCGTAATGAACGTTGCCGCTATGAGTGCTCCATCCGTTTTAGATGTACAAAGCGGATCACTTTTAACGGCATCTTTCGACATCCAAATACTAACGAGCTGGAGTTAAGCATGAGCCTAACCGACGAGGATATCGCCTTTCTTATCAAGATAGGGCAGATCACCGAAGCACCAAAAAAAGAAACAAAAACACACACACCTACTACAGAGAAAAGCGAGGAATAGGCGATGGCCGTATTTCTATCAAATGGAGTAGTCGTAACCCTTAACTCGGTTGCACTCTCAGACCATGTTACAAGCGCGACAATTAACCGCGTATTTGAGGAGCTCGAGGTTACGGCCATGGGTGACTCGAGCCGGAAATTTACAAAAGGTTTGGAAACCTCAACGATTTCGCTCGATTTCCTATCCGATACCGCAGCGGCAAACGTAAACGCAACGCTACAAGCTGCGTGGGGTACTACCGTGCCAATCACGCTAAAGCAAACTAGCGCAACTACCTCAGCTACTAACCCTCAGTACGCGACTACAATCCTAGTAAATAACACTACAGATATTAACGGCGCGGTCGGAGATATCGGTACTCAGAGCATCACGTTTACCTGTAACTCACCAATCGTAATTACAACCGCACCATAAACGAAAAGAAAAGGGGCTAACAAATGGCACGACTCAAAATAACAAGGGCTACAGGCGAGGTATCCGAGCATCAAATCTCGCCGCGAATTGAGTACGCCTTTGAGTTATACGCAAAAAAAGGCTTTCACAAAGCTTTTAGAGATGACGAGAAACAAAGCGACGTATATTGGTTAGCTTGGGAGTGCTTACGTACATCCGGCGAAACTGTACCGATGTTTGGGGCAGAATTTTTAGATACCTTGGCTAAGGTCGAGGTACTAGACGATCTACCTTTAGCCTAGGGCGGGACTCTGTAACTTATTTGGTAGCACAACTATCAATACGGTTACAGATCCCGCCTCAAGCGGTACTCGATCTCGATACAGAGATGCTTAAAATGTTAATCAAGGTACTTAACGAGCAAGCGGAGGAGGCCAAAAATGCCCGTAATAGAATTACGCGGAAACGTTGATCTACGTAAAGCTTTACGCGCTTTTGCTCCTGACTTAGAAAAGCAACTACGTAAAGATTTAGCCGATGCTATGAAGCCTGTAGTCGCTAAAGCTCGGGGTTTTGCACCGGCTGAGCCTCCTATGCGTAATTGGGCTCCTCGATCCTTTAGTGAGGCCAAGTTTCCTTTTTACAATGTTGAGACTATCAGAGCGGGTATTACATACTCGACAAGTCCTACATTAGTAAGAGATTACGGCTTTAGCTCAATGGCAAAAATAACTAATAAATCTGCCGCGGGTGCTATTTATGAAACTGCGGGCCGTAATGGGCCTCAGCCGTGGGTAGGTCCTAGCGCTGGGGGAGCAAGTAAAGGCGTTAGCCGATCCGTAAACCGTAAAGCCGGTGCTCAATTTATTGCCAATTTACCGCCGCTGGTTAGCAGCTTACAAGGTCGCGGCCGTTTGATTTATAGAGCGTGGGCCGAGGATAAAGGTAAAGCCGAAACGGCAGCGTTAGAGGCTATTAATAAAACTACTACCCTTTTTAATGCTCGAGTGGCCAAGGGGCCAGTGAGCAGGGCTGCATAATGGTATTACCTGTAATTAATATTGGCTCCAAGTTAGACGGTAAAGGATTTAAGCAAGCTCTAACCGCCTCTGAAAAATTGGGTAAGAGTGTAAAAAACCTTGCCGGTAGTTTTGGCTTGGCTTTTGGAGCTGCCGGTTTATTATCGTATGGTAAAAATGCCGTTAAGGCTTTTGCAGAAAATGAAAAGTCTGCAAAGCGTTTAGAGACAGTATTAAAAAATATAGGTTTAGGGTTTGATACTGCCGCTATAGAGAAAAACCTCGGAGATATCTCTGCCAAGTTTGGTTATGAGGGCGAGGTATTACGTGAGTCTTTCCAAAAACTAATTACAGTAACAGGCGATACCGCTAAGGCTCAAGATTTACTTAATTTATCGTTAGATGTAGCCGCAGGATCGGGCGAGAGTTTAGCTACCGTAAATGCAGATCTCGCTGCGGTTTACGTCGGCAACACTAAAGGCCTAAGAAAATATAATTTAGGTTTAACTCAGACCGAGCTAAAGACTCTCGATGTTAATGATGCCGTAAAGCTATTAAGTAGGACTTTTGGCGGCGCGGGTGAAGCCGAGCTTAAAACTTTCTCCGGTCAGATGCGCGTATTACGTGAAGCCGCGGATAATGCTCAAGAAACTATTGGTACCGGCTTAGTTACCGCTTTTGGCATTTTGTCCGGCGAGGAGGGTATCGGTAAAGCTACTACCGCTATGGAGGATTTTAGCGAGTCTATTAAATTCGCTTTAATTGGTTTAGCTGATTTAACTAGTTTTAAGGCTCCAAGTGGGCAAAAGTCTTTATTTGGTTTATTACTTACTCCAATTAAAAGACAATTAGAGGCAGGGCCATTAGGCGCATTAATCCGTTTAGGCGAGCGCACGGCTATTAAGCCTAAGCCTTTTGGTACGCCTATGAGCGTGTCAGGCTCTACAGATGCTCAAGGTAAGATCGAACGTGACCGGGCTAAGGCTGCGGCCGAGGCTGCACGTAGAGAAAAAGAGCGCTTAGCATTAATTAAAAAGCAAGCATTAGCGGAAAAAAATAAACTTTCGTTATCAAAGGCTGCCGCAGAGTTTGATACTAACCGCATCTCTATTGCGGCTGCTCTTAAGAATACATACGACAAAGAGACACGCCTACGCCTTGAGGCTCTTATGGCTATTGAGGACGAGGACGGCGATAAAGTT